AGACACAGTAAATGTCGAACAGAGTACGTTGGCAAGATTATGATATAAACTTTGTAGATGGGGACATTAGATGGATCGACGCTCCCAGATATCTGCAGAGTTCCTCTGCTGGTCAGTCTTCGGCGATAGCTGATCTTAAAAGCATAAAATTTTTAGCCGGTAATGTTTCCGCTGCTTCTTCTATCGCCGCGAACTTCAGAGGCGTTCAGCTCTTAGCCGGCGATGTTTCCGCCGCTTCTTCTATCGCGGCGAACTTCAGAGGCGTTCAGCTCTTAATCGGCGATGTTTCCGCTGCTTCTTCTATCGCCGCGAACTTCAGAGGCGTTCAGCTCTTAATCGGCGATGTTTCCGCTGCTTCTTCTATCGCGGCGAACTTCAGAGGCGTTCAGCTCTTAGCCGGCGATGCTTCCGCCGTTTCTTCTATCGCGGCGAATTTTGAAGTTGTTTGGTTCTTAGCCGGCGATGCTTCCGCCGTTTCTCTTGTTGTGGCGAATTTTGAAGTTGTTTGGTTCTTAACCGGTGATGCTTCCGCTGCTTCTCTCGTTGCAGCAAGTCTTCTAAGTTCTCGAAGATTGTCTGGTGACACATTTGCTGTAAGTTCTACAACAGCAGATTTTTACAAAACTATTCAACTTTTGCTTGATGACATATCTGCTATCTCTTCTGTTATGGCGGATCTCAGGGAGGTTCGATTTCTATCCGGCAGCATATCTGCTATCTCTTCTGTCGCAGCGGATCTTAGGGAGGTTCGATTTCTATCCGGCAGCACATCTGCTGCTTCTTCTGTCGCAGCGGATCTCAGAGAGGTTCGATTTCTATCCGGCAGCGCATTCGCTACAAGTTTTACAATAGCCAATTTTCGAACCCCTGTTCGACTTTTATTCGGCGATGCGTTTGCCATCTCTTCCATCATAGGAAATTGCGAAAGCAACATAAGACATCTATCTGGTGATGTATCTGCTGTTTGTGTGGTAATTGTATCTATTCGTGAATGGAGCATTCTTGAAGGGCAGACACTTGGATCTTCTTCCACAAAGGGAGTTCTGAACGCTCTTCCTGGGACTGAACTAACTTCGTGGATCATCACAGACACTATAATATCGTCCACACTGAAGAACTTTGTTCAACCTGCTTATACGACAAGAGCCTGCGTCACTTCAATAGCAATAGAAGTCACAGGCTATACAAACAACTTTCCTGTGTCGTTCTTTGAGGTAGAATATAGCGGTAATTTGGCTGCCACTTTCAGGGATGATTTCTATTATAGAATTCACATATTTGATAAGCCAGTAGATCTTGGACCAATTTTGACGACGATATATCACGACTTCTATGTCTGGAATGCGTTTTTTGAGCCTAAAACTCTCGATGAAATTACAATAGACGATGATGAAGTTTCTATCATCGCCGGCCCAGGAGCTCCCTGCGTATTTCAGGGATTGCAGTTCGAGACGTACACTGCTGAAATTCTCAAAGAAGGAATGACTGATCTTCTGGCTACCATTAGTTTTGATTTTGGGATTGATGGTATTATTGATGTGATCTTTACTGGCACGAGAGCAATTGTTCTGTTTTGGAGGCCACAAGATGATATAAGAGAAACACTCGAATGGAAGACTGAGATACTGAAGTCATACGATGGAACGGAACAAAGAATTAAACTAAGACAAGTTCCAAGACAATACTTCAGGCTGAGATTTATCATAAATACCGATAAGATGGCAACCTGGTTCGATTCTATATTGCACAGTTGGCAGAAGAGAGGGTGGGGAATTCCGATCTGGACGGAATACACTGTTCACACAGGAACTGTGAATATCGATGACACAGTCATAAATGTTGACACGACATTCGCGGATTTCAGGGATAACAGTTTGGCGATTATTTGGAAGTCTACTTCCGAATACGAAGTTATTTTTGTGGATACGAAGACTGGCGCAACACTGAATCTGAGATCGCCGATCAAGAACACTTTCACAGGAATCAAGTGTATTCTTCCACTTAGAATAGCTCACATGATTTCTAAGAGTGATAAAAAGAGATACAATTCTGAAACTTCAGTTGTCGAAGCTTTGTTTGCTGTGATAGACAATTCGAGTATAACAGGTCATGTTTCGCAAGTTATTTACGACAATTTAGAAGTTCTGGCTTCACCAACCTTCATGGAAGAAACTTACAGCGAACAAAGTGATGCTCAAGCTGAGATCGTCGACTTTGAAGTTGGTAACTTCAAGATGAGGAGTCATGCAGAATTTAATCTGCTGTCGCAGAATCGTATATTCATTCAAGATTCAAAGGAAGAGTGCTGGAAGCTCAGGCAGCTTTTGCACTGGTTGAACGGTAGACAAAAAATTGTTCTTGTTCCCACTTTTAGAAATGATCTGATTCTCAAGGAAGATATGGGAGCTACAAGCACATATTTCTGCGTAGAAAATGTGAAACTTGCGACAAACATGGGATTCAACGAACTGAGAACCTATGTCGGATTTCTATACCCGGACAGCACTTTTATTGTTAGAAAGATAACTGATATCACGGAGATAGATAATAATAAGGAAAGAATAGATATCATCGCTTCTACTGGTAAGTTGGCGGAAGTTAGCAATTGTAAAATTTGTTTTGTGGATAAATGCAGACTGGCTTCGGACAGCATAGACATAGACTGGTCGTTTGCTCATAGAAATGAATGCCAAACGAATCTTGTGAGAGTGTAATAATGGGATATAAAGAATCAGAACAGAGTCTAAGTGAAGGACAGCCAGTAGAACTCTATTGTTTTAGTAAAGGTGATGTTTATTGGACATACACTAATACGAGTGTTGCCGTCATTTTTCAGACAAGAACATACGTTCCTGCGTTGATTCACAGAGGAGATATTGTGCTGTCTTCCAATTCCCTAAAGAATTCCCTGGAAGTAGAAGTAGATAGATTGAATCCGTTCGCAGTGAATTATATCTTTGCTCCAGTTGATGGTATAGTTGCTTTGACCGTCTATAGAGGTCATGTTGACGATTATGTGATGTGCTGGAGGGGAGTAGTTTCTGCTGTGAAATTCAAGTCTGAAACAGCTACTATTATAGCTAATTCAAAGATGAGCAGTCTGAAGAGATTTGGCTTGATGCGCAGATATCTGCGAAATTGCAGTTACCCATTGTACTCGACAAGATGCACAATGTCAAAAGTGGACTATAAAGTTCCTGGAACTATTTTAACAGTTTCAGGAATGGACGTCACCGCAACAGCGTTTGGAACAAAGAGCAGCGGATGGTTCACGGGTGGATCCTTTGAAGTTGGCAACAATTCTCAGATGATAGTGTATCACGCAGGAACAGCAATAAAACTGGCACATAGAATATATGATCTAAAAGTAGGTGATTCTTTTCTTGCTTATGCAGGATGTGATCATTCTTTCACAGTTTGTAAGTCGAATAAATTCAACAACAAATTGAACTATGGTGGTCAGAGATTTATTCCAATCAAGAATCCGTTTACTGGAGGCTCCATCGAGATATAGCTATGGTGCTACTTTTAATTAAACTGGCGATCATGCTGGCTTTGTCTTATCTTCTGAAACCGAAACAAAAATTTCAGAAGCCTTCTTTATATGGTCTTGAATCTTTTGAAATTCCCACAGCAGAAGAAGGCAGATCAGTATCGGTTCTCTTCGGTAAGAAAAGGATCAAGGGACCAAATGTTGTTTGGTACGGTGATCTAAAAATAGTTCCCATACGAGAAAAGATGCGAGATATGGAGGGGACGATTAAAAAATGGTTGTGGGGAAGAGGTGATGGCCACAAATTAGTGACGGTGGGATATGATTATTATTTGGGGATGCATTTGATACTTTGTTATGCGAATGCCGATGGAATAAAACAGATTTGGGTAGGTGAAAAAGTCGTGTGGCCAATTGTCAACAATCCTTTGGCAGAACAAGCTGATGAAGCAACATTAGCTAACGTGTCTGCTTCTAATGTATTCGGTGGTAAAGATAAAGAAGGTGGAATAAGCGGCAAAGTTGACATACAGTATGGAGCCAGCGATCAACAACAAAACAACTATCTTGTAAGCAAACTCGATGCTGACATATCAGCATATAGAGGACTTCTTGGTGTTGTTCTGAATCAAGTCTATGTTGGGACAAGTCCCTACATAAAGCTCTGGAGTTTTCTCGTAAAGCGAACTGACAAACTTGTTAATGGATCTGCACAGTGGTATCTCATAAAAGCTAAGATTGGCAACGATGATCTAAACGCGGTGCATATAATAAGGGAATGTCTGACTGATCAAGAATGGGGATTGGGATTTTCATCAGATGATATAGACGACGACAACTTCAAGATCTGTGCTGATGTGATATATGGTGAAGGATTTGGTCTGTCTTCTATCTGGGACAGTAGTTCGACGATGGAAGATTTCATAGATAGCATATTGCAGATAATTGCAGGCATTCTTTATCAAGATATGAGCACAGGCAAATGGAAATTAAAACTGATCAGGGACGATTATGTAATCGGAGGACTGGAATCATTTGACGAGAATCAGATAATAGCAGTCGAGGAATTTAGCAGACCAGCATATGGCGAAATCGCTGACCAAGTGACGGTCAATTGGTGGAATAAGATCAATGACAAAAGCAGTTCAGTCATAGTTCATGACTTAGCATTGATAGAAAAGCAATCCGGGAATGTTATAGACATGATGTTTGACTATCAGTCCGTGTGTGATGCGACTATCGCCAATAAGATAGCCAATAGGGAATTAAAAATAGTGAGCTCTATGCTGGCAATTTTTCGTATCGTGTGCAATCGCCAGATGTCACATCTGAAACCTGGTGATGTTTTCAAGTTTTCCTGGAAAAACTATGGCATCATAGAAATGCCTGCAAGAATAGTAGATGCGAATTATGGAAGTGTGGACAGCAGTAAAATCACATTTCAGTGCATGGAAGATGTTTTTGGGCTGGCATATACAACCTACACTAATCCTCCGGACACGGAATGGGAAAGTTCGGTGCACGAACCGGTCGACACCGATTATAGAATGCTAATGGAAGTTCCATATTGCATATTGTATAATAACATCGGGCAAGATGCTATGGAAATTCTGAGCGACGATGCTGCTGTTATGTTCTGCTGTGCAGTAAAACCTGTCAGTGATGCTTACAGATTCACTTTGCTGATAAGACTCAGTCCGAACTTTGAATGGATAGACGACGGTTTGAGAATTTTTACTTCTTCTGCAACCATTAAAAATGATTTGGTAATAGCAGCAGATGATGTGGAGATAGAACTGGAGAACGCCGTAGACTTAGATGCTGTTTCGGAAAAAGACTATGTTGTTATCGGTAATGAGATCATGCTTATATTGAGCATCGATACAGACAACAGTAGAGTGACGATCGCAAGAGGTGTTCTCGATACTGCGCCTACTGCTCATTCTTCTGGGGATAGAATTTGGTTTATAGAATTGGCAACTTGTTTGGCTCAAAAAGATTTTGTGAATGGTGACACCCCTCAAGTAAAGTTTCTGACTAAAACTGGGAAAGGAATATTAGATGTTGAAGATGCAACTACAGAAACGGCTTCAGCCTTCACCAGTAGAATGACCCGCCCATATCTTCCAGGAAATCTGAAGATAAACGATCAGCGATATCCGAAGTATCTGTATGGCCAGCCAACGTTGACATGGTCCCATCGCGATCGGACCGATCAGGATCAGATTCAAAGCATAGTAAAACAAATAGATCCAGCGAACTACGGTCCGGAATTGGGAACAACCTACACATTGAAGATCTACGATCAGAAGAATCGCCTGCTTAGAACAACTCCTCCACTAACAGGAACCTCTTACACTTACACGCAGGAGGACGAGGAAGCCGATTCACCCGACGGACATGTCAGTCACAAACTAAGATTTGTTCTTTCTTCCGTGAGGGACGGATATGATTCTTTTCAGAACCATAACATAACGGTTGAAAGGCCTCTACGAGGGCAGATCAATTCTATCGGTTCTATTGTTGGCGATCAGACGATCGAACAGCCTTTGCAAGGACAAATTGATTCCGTTGGTTCTACTGTTGGCGATCAGACGATCGAACAGCCTTTGCAAGGACAAATTGATTCCGTCGCTTTCGCAGTAGGAAGCCCGACTGGAATATAGTTTGCTTTTTCAGAAATACATGTTATGCTTTATTTAGTGAGATGAATAATGATAAAATGGCTGTGCAAAATAGTTGGTTTTGAATATGAAATAGTGATTCTGGCTGTGCTGGCGTACATCATGACTCTATAAGGTTGTTGAAGCATAAGCAGCCCCAAAATGGTTCTTTTGGTGAGTCGCCAGTGATCAAACGAGGCTTAGCAGCGGTTATAGTAGGGGGGCGCAGGGCAGGTCACGTAGGGACGCCATATAATTCAGTTAAAACAATTTATCACCATAAACACTTGCAAATACTGAAGTTAAGAAAATTTCCATAGTTTTCTTTTTGCTTTTGGCCTAATATAGGTTATGCTTTGGGCATATAGTAATAGAAATAGAACAAAAGTGAGGACAAATGGAAGACAAAATTTTAGCACTTCCTGTTCTTGAGCCATTATCAAGAGCGACTACCACGACTCTTCAGCCAATGCAGTTTCTCGAGACCGACTTTCTCGAAATTGACGTTGACAAGGAAGGAAAACGGTTTATCGCTGAAGCTGTATGTTTGAGAAAATGCCCAACTAATGTTCTTCCAAGTGTTGATGATGCTGCTGTTCCTTCATACGTCGTTACTCCGGGAGGTTCTTTCTACAAGGACGATCGCTATTATCACTATCCAAGTCATGAAGCCAGCGTAACATGGTTTCGTCGCATTCCGGAACGGCGACAGATAGGATACGGAAATTGGGAACTGGCTGGGACTGACTTCACTGCATTGGTGATTCATCACGTCTGGCCACATCACAAACTTGTTTTCAAGTCCGAAGAAGCAATACTTTTATATAGTTTTTTGCTGAAGAGATTCCTGGGACAGAGTAAAACTGCCGCGATGGCCGCCGAATGGCATCTCAATAAGAAGGCTCCTGAGATGCCAAGCGATTTCATTGAACATCCAGAACTTCCGCTGACCAACTATCAAAAGATAGCACTTCTGGCCAGTCTCAATAATCTGGCATACAGTTTATTCATGGAGCAAGGAACAGGAAAGACTCCCATTGTGATCAATCGCATCTGTCTGGAAGGCGCAAGAAAAAGAGCTGGTAAGCTGCCCGGAACTGAGAAGGGTATGTATCGCGCTCTTGTTCTTGTTCCCCAGCAAGTGCGAATAAACTGGGAACGCGAATTCGCGCGTTTCGCAACTGTTCCTGGCAAGACGTCAATTCTTCGCGGAGGAAAGATCAACAGAGTGCGAGCTCTCATCGATGGCATTCGCTCTGAGGACGACTGCGCATGGTCAGCCTGCATTCTGTCAATTGATTCAGTTGATTCCATCTGGGAAGCTTTGTCAAAGATAAAGTGGGATCTTGTTATTATTGATGAATCACATAAGATTAAGAATTCGAGAACTGATCGGTTCAAGAGTGTGATTAAGATCGATGACATGAGAGCCAGAGCTAAGATGGTTCTAACTGGAACTCCCGTGACTAATGTGGTCTTTGATCTATGGTCTCAGTGGGAATGGTTGGGAAGAGGACTGTCCGGATTCTCAACATTTGAGAATTTTAGAGCTTATCATGGTAAATGGGCTGCCAGCAAGGAAGGAAATGGAGTTCAGAAGCTGGTGGGATTCAAGAATGTACCTCTTATTCAGGAAAGACTCGCCAGACTGGCGTTTCTTATTCTCAAAAAAGACGCTAATCTTGATCTGCCAGATAAAGTTTATGATCTATATGAAGTCAATATGGATGCCATGCAGGCGAATTTCTATAAGAAGATGGCCACGAAGTTGGTCATAGAAATCGACGACATGTTGTCTGTGGCTGAGGCAGAAGGAAAGCAGGTGACTGTTGATCATATACTCACAAAGCTGATTCGCCTCGCACAAATTTGTTCTGGCTTCATAAAGACTGACGATGCTGTTGATCTAGAATTGGAGACGACGACTAAAGGCTCAATTTTCCAGATCTCCGAAAAGAATCCAAAGATCGAAGCTCTGCTAAATATTCTACACGAGGACTGGAAGAACGATCCCAACAGTAAGATCATCATCTGGGCGACCTTCATCGAAGATATTCGTGCCATAAGTCAGAGACTCGCCGACGAAGGTATCAAACATGTTGGCTATCATAGTGTCATACATCCAGACTATAGAGTCAGCGATTCGGCTAAGGCCGAGGACGTGATCAACAGGGACAAGGACTGCCGAGTTCTCGTGGCTAATCCTGCTTCTGCTGGCATTGGCCAGAACTTTCTTGGCTACGACGTCACCAAACCGGACGAGTATGATACCTATGTCAATCACGAAATATACTTTAGCTGTAACTGGTCGGCGGTCGATAGAATTCAGTCAGAGGACAGAGCTCACCGCCGAGGAACAAGAACCAACGTGAGAATCACTGATCTGATGATTCCCGGAACCATTGATCAGGAGATACGAATGCGTGTTAACGACAAGCGAATGATGGCCATGACTATTCAGGACATCAAGAATATTCTCAGTAATGTAGTTCGCGGATATCAGGAATAGCGGATATCTATGATTGGAGACATGAATGAGACTTAAAGTCAAAAAAGAATATAAGAATTCAATCAGATTCAAGTGCACAAAATGTGGCAGAGAAGCAACAGTTAGAAAAGACTCGCCATGCCACCTATCAGGAAAATGTGGAAGCTGCTGGAGTGGCTAAAGATGATGCTGTTGTTCTT